GGACCTGGGAAATGGTCTTTCCGGACATAACTGCCCGGTTGGTGATCGTGTCAAAGACGTGGCTGCCCGCCAGCGCGAAGGCTTGCGAGTAGGGCATCCCAGTGCGCTGAGCGAGCTCCTGAGCAATTTGGGCGATTTCCGCCTTAGCCATGCCCGCGATCAGCCCCACATCCTTATCCCGAAGGCTAAGGGTGGTCATGGAAGTTTCCATGGGGTTGCGCAGCTCGTAGCTCGGGAAACTCCGTTCGGTGTTGACCATGGAAGCGACATTGGCCACCGGGTTGAGCGCGCCGTACTGCGGACCCCCGTAATTCGGAATAGACGCCTCGTCCATGTTGGGAGCAGCGCCCTGAACCGTCGCAGCAAAGCCCTGAGGATTAGCGGCGAACTGACCGTAGGATTCGCTGTTGTACCCGAGAAGATCACTTACCGCGTCAGAGCCAGTGGTCAGGCCCATGCCGAACATGCCACCGCTATCGTAGCCATAGCTCTCCGAGCCCATGCCAGAGCCGTCAGGGGTGATGCCGCTAGGGGCCTCCCCCATGCTGGTCATGCTGCTACCGAAGCCGTCAAAGCTGGCCTCGCCACCGCCCGCGCCGACAGCATCCATGCCGTCAGCGACGTTCATGCCAGCGTTGCCGCCGTCGTAGCTTACTCCGCCCGTTTGCCCGTTCTCAGTGTAACCTCCAAAGTCACTGAAGGATCCTCCAGAAGCACTTTCATACGAGCCTCCGCTAGGGCTACTATCGCTCTGTGAGTAGGAATCACCGCCCCACCCTCCGCCAGAAAGGCCTCCGCCATCACCAGAGTATCCTGCGCCACCTCCAGAAGCGTCAGACTCGGTGCCGTTTGCCTGATTTCCGTCATTAGCCATCCCTCCAACGCCCTCTTCAGAGCCACCGGGTACATCGCCACCTAGACTGAACTTCTTCGGCATGATGCGCTTTCCCGCGTAGTGGAAAGCGCCATCCTTGAACGTGTAGCCCTTGGGCATCTTCATAGGCGCAAGCGACATGATCCCTTTAGCCATCGGACTTTGCTCCCGGTGCGGGTTTCGCCTTGCGATCCTTGTCTTTTTCCTTAGTCTGGTGAAGCTGCGTTGAGACAGTGGTGGCAATCTTAAGCTCCCGGTCACGGGTCTTGTCCACCCGCGCCTGATCCATCTTGCCTGTCTCTAGCTCCATTTTGTCTTCGTGCATCTGGCGCTTAAGTTCCAGCTCTTTGTCGTCCTGCTCCATTGACTTAGCGGCTTCCTGCTGATCAACCTCGAGCTTCGTCTGGTCAATCTGCTGCTTACCGACCAGAGCCGCTTCCTTGATGTCCAGCTCGCGGGTCTTGAGCACCACCAGTGGATCACCGCCCTGCTGCGGGGGAGCCAACTGCTGCATCACCTGCTCCATGATCGTGGCTTCGGTGGTGGCAATCAGCTTCTGCAAGCCGGGGTCCTGCATCTCAGGGTCCTGCTGCATCATTTGAGCAATCTGGGCTGAGTTCTGGTCACCTTCCTGCGCACCCTTCTGCACCGACTGCATCACCTGAACCTTGGCCTGGAAGTGGATGTGCTCGAACAGATGCTGGAGCAGCGCCGCCTGAACCGGTGGCTGACCACTCACGATGGGCATGTGGTAGAACGCGATGTGCGTCTTGATGTGCGTAGCGTGATCCTGCTCCTCAAACGCCTTGAGCGGTGCCGTGCCAGTGAGGGCAAGGAGCTTGGCGTGTTCAGCAGCCGGGGACTCCGGCTTGGGGTCAGCAGGCTTGGGTAGGACGTCATCAATGTCGGTGATGCCCAGAGCCACGTACATCCGATGGTTGGCCTCGTACATGTTGTGGAGCTGCGGGCTGGCCGTGGCGAGCTTCAGCTGTTCCTGCGCGAGCGCAATGCGCTGCGTCATGCTGAAGATGTTCGGGTCCGACACCGGCATGATATCCACGCGGGCGTCGTAGTCATCCTTTTTAACCGTGCGCTCGACACCCTTTTGCTCGTAGGGGTATTCGTCCGGCATGGCCTCAGCAATCACCTCAGCGAGGAGCTTGAGCTCCTGCTTCTGGGCGTAGTGCATCCGCTTGTGCACACTGGACAGAACCCGGCTGCCCCGCTCCAGCAACGCAATAACGCTGCCGACGGGCATTTCCTGGTTGCTGTCACCCATACCTAGGTCGGTGGTGCCGATGAACTTCTCCGCTGCCCCGATAAGGAAGTTGAGAAGGTTGAACAGAGTGGTCGACGGCTCCTTGTAGGGGAGCGGGAAGAGCGCGTTGTTTAGATCACCAGTCGCGGTGTCCACATCTCGCCACTCGCCGGGAGCGATGGGTTCCTTTTCGTTGGCGACCCGGATGCCACGCACCTTAAATCCGCCCGGGAGGTTGGAGAGGGTACCGGCGTCGATGAGCTGGCGCAAAGCTGAAGTTGAGGAACGTGCGACGTTACCAAGCAGATGAACGAGCCCAAGACCATAAAATCCGAAGCCGGGTAGAAACTTGTAGTGAACAAAATATTGCTTCTTGCGACACTTTTTGTCATCTTCACGATAGTTCCTACGGATTGACAGAATCTTCCCGTCGACGCTATCCAGTGTCACGACGAACGGGTGTTTGAGACCTTTGCCTTCCTTGCCCGGAGGTTCGTAGCCCGGGATATCCAGATTGCAGTGGCACTCATACAGCGTGATTTCCTCAGCCTCACCCTTGGTAGGGCTGATGCCGGTGATTTTGTCTTCCTTCTCCTTGGCGTTGACAGTGGTGATCGTGGGCTCGATTTCCACGTCCTCACTGTAGAAGCCACTGTCCTGTAGCTTCTTGAGGTTGTTTTCGGTGATGGTGAACATGTGCGTCACGCGCTCAGCGGTATACAGGTCGCGAGCGCCATAAGGCACGATCAAATCTTTGGGTAGGATGTAGGGGCTGGTCGCGCGCTCCAGTTGGTCATCGTAGTAGACCTTCTTGAACACCGAGCCGCCGAACCCGAGATGGTACAGCATCTGGTCGTAGTCCGGGTCATACTCATCCATGACCTCGGTAATCATGTAGTTCATGTGCCGACGGACGCGCTCAGCCTGTTGCTCGCGCTCAGTGCTGCTGCCGCCGATAATGGCCGTGCGGACAGGCCCTGCGGCTGGCAGGAGCTCCTTGTAAGCCTGCGACTGGAACTGCACCACCGCTTCGTTCAGGATGGGGTGGATAACGCCACTGGCTCCTTTGAAGGGCTCGTTACGGTCCTCGCTGGTCAGGCCCAGGAGCTTAAGCCCCTCGTCATAGGCTTCCTTCCACTCCTCGCGGGTGAGGTCGTCTGACTTGATGGCTTCCAACAGCTCGGAGCTGATCTCGCTAAGGATTTCATCATCGAGGTGCGGTGCAAGGTTGTCGCCAAAGCCAAGGACAGGGGCCTCGACCGCAGGGTCGCCGAACTCGATCGTCACACCACCGTCTTCATCCTCGGTGATCGTGAAGTTCTCTCCCCCGCCCTCCCCCTCTCCAAGTTCAGTGCCGGGAGCGGGTTCAATCTCGAAGTCGTCCAACGACGGTTCCGGGCGGTAGCCCTTGTCGATGCTGTTGAAAACGCCGCTACCCATCAATAATAAACCCTACGCTTGGGAGGACCTTCGTCTTCGTCATATTTGACGTCCTCCGGGTGAGTAACGAAACCGCCTTGCCGAAAGCGCATCAGCGCCTGCGTCATGCAGTCCACCATATCATCATTCTCTCCCACGGGAAAGGCCGCGCATTCCTCAATGACCTCGTCAGCCCATGATGCTTCCGGTGCCCAGATTTGCCCTGATTCAAACAGGGGTGAGACACTATTCACGCGGACAAATTTGTCGTTACCACGCGAGGGGGTGAAGGTTTGGACTGGAATACCCACCGCCCGGAGCTCCTGAGCCAACGGCATCCCTGCGGCCTTGGCCTCAATCAGCACCGTGTCCACGGGATACTCCTGATAAGCCTTCAACGCCCGCCTTTTGAGCTCGGGGAAGTCCCAACGGCCCTTTTTGGCGTCCAAAAGGATGAGCGCAGCAGGCTCATCTTCCTTGGGGTAGAAGACCCCCCACGTCTGAATGGCCGAAAAGTCCGCCGTTTCGCT